GACCTCGAAGATCTTTATTAGATCTTCGCATGATCTCCTTACCTAGGAGTGTCATGTTAAAGCGGGCCGCTTCAGTGTTTTTATTTCTGAAGCGGTTCCTCTTTATGGTCTTTGTAACCCTCACTTTCCTTTGGATAGTTCTATCCTCAGGAATTTCCATAATCGTCCTTCTCTATTTAGGAGATTCGCTCTATGTTGATCCTTAAGACAACAAAGAACCAAGAGCTAGAGCTTGAGGTATCCCTCGCTATGCAACTCTGTGAGGCGGTTAATTCTCCGCGATCGTTAACTGTTTATCTTTTATTAAAGAATAGGCAGTTTCTCGATTATTTGGATCTTACCTTGGACCCAGATGATTACGATGATCCGTCAGCTTTTGCTGATGATTATCTTGTCACCGAAGTCCTTCGCAAGTCTCCAAACCTACCTATCAATGTTGATAGGACACAGGTTGCAATCCACTCATTTATGAGTAGCGAACGCAGTTGCAGAGAGATGAATCACCGTTTCTCTCAGCCCCCGGTCTCTCATCCAGTCTGGTTTTTCCAGCTTGGTAGGGAGTTTAGGAGGCTGTTAGGTGATTTACACTCTCACGCACTTAATCATATTGCGGATTCGTTCCGCCATGGTCCAGGTGCAACAACGAGCGTGCGAGGTGTGGGATCCGTGCCTTCTGACAAATACGACAGAGACATGCATCTTACCATCGATCTATACCCCTTTATGCGATCTATTGTTGGAGATAAGTGGGCTTCAAGCCTACGCTCCTCAAAGATCGTTAGAGGGAATAGATTTACAACTGTTCCCAAATCAGCTAAGACCGACCGCGGAATATGCGTTGAGCCTACACTGAACATGTATGTTCAGTTAGGTATCGGCACATATCTACGAAAGCGTCTTAAAAGGTTTGGCATCGATTTAGACTCTCAAGTTAAGAATCAGGAACTTGCTCGAAGAGCCTATAGTGAGGAACTTTCCACTATAGATCTTAAAGCGGCTTCTGATTCTCTATCATGGGAGCTCGTGAAGACTTTATGTCCTTCGGATTGGGAGCATTTGTTCTCAATCTGCCGGTCTAAGTCTGTGAAAATCAATGGTGACTATCACAGGCTAGAAAAAGTCTCTTCTATGGGAAATGGCTTCACATTCGAGTTAGAGTCTTTACTCTTCTTCGCAGTGTGTAGAACCGTAGTCCCGTCAGAAGATCACGATCGCATTTCCGTCTATGGAGACGATATAATCGTACCTAGGCAGTATGCGAATACCTTAATCGAAGCACTAAGTTACCTCGGCTTCAGTGTGAACAGGGCAAAAAGCTACTTGGCAGGTAGCTTCTTTGAGTCTTGCGGTCACGATTACTTTAAGGGAGTTCCCGTTCGTCCTTTCTATATGAAAGGCTCGAATCAGGGGCTACCTTATGCCATGCAATTAGCTAACAAGCTGCGTATATACGCAGCTCGACGCAGTTGCTTGGGCTATTGTGACTCTCGCTTTAGACACATTTGGATAGGGC